GTATCTTCTTCCACTTCATTTAACCCCATAAGGAAGATGTCGAAATGTTTCTTACCCAAGGCATAAGATCCTTTGGTCATTTGAGAGAATCCCAATAGATCAGGAATGAGCAGTGCTCTTGACATAGCTGTATTATGTTTATCCAATGCGGATTCGTAGGCCATCTTGCCACCAGTAACTGCAGCGATTGTATCTATTTCATAACCCTTTGGCAATGTTATGGCTGTGCTTGTTTGTAAATTCTCAATGGCTTCCCTCAAATACTTTTTCTGAGGATCGCTTGTTCCTTCAGGATATTGCCCTAACACTGAAGGCATACCAAACTTCTCAAGAGCAATATTCCAGAACCGCACTGTCCATAATTTCGCTATGTAGGGCTTATAGACAAACCGGCATTCAGCTTGCCCATGAGGATTCCCGAATTGGGGTTTAGGCGTGTAAACTATTACTTTATTCGCTGGGATATCAATAAATCCACCCGATACATTATTACTTTCCTGCTTTATTTTTTCAATGTTCCCGTGCTTGTCCGTATCGAAATGAAGCCACTCGGGATCTCTTGTCTTAATACTCTTTAATCCAATTTTACCTTTCCATGGTCCAGATTCGATTACCTCCCAATTCAATTCACTTACTGAGAATCCATACTCAAAAGCCGAATAGATATCCTTTATTCTCTTCCTGAATGTCCCCTTCATTTTCTTGAAATTGTATTCTATAAATGCAGCGATATCCTGGTCTATTTTGTCTTCCGATGCTGGCTCAATATACCATTCGGTTGAAAGGGCTGCCGCCTTCTTCATTTCAAGGCATGAGTGGACAGTATCATCGCAAACTATCTCCTTATAGAATTCCCATCCCCGTTGGGCTAATACCTTATCTGGATTCGTTGTGTAGGTCGTCCAGTCCTTATCCCACGCATTGAGGAGGACATTCCAGCTCTGCTCATCCATCAAGGGACGTTCCTTTTGCTTCTCTTCTTCTGCCAATGCCACACCATCTCTTGTAATTCTGAATGGAGATTGAAAATTAATATTCATGTCATAAACTCCTCTTGATCTCTTGCAAAATCTGACATCACAACCGCCTCTGGCAACTCCTCCCTTGCACTTATGTCTTGCTTTTGTATTCCAGTTTCGGTTCTATATTTGTATGCTTTATAAGCAAGAGTATAAGCATCTCCCTCATCTGGTGATCGTCCTAATCTTTTGACAAACTTCTCTTTGGATTCCAATTTTATTTTACCTTTAGGATCTACTTCCTTTCTCACTCCAGCAAGCTCTTGGAATAAATATCCTATGTCCTGTATGCATGGAATTTCATTATTCTCCAATGCATGATAAACCCAGAACCAGATTTCCGCCCTCTTGTTTGCATATATTTCATTGAGAGATGTTTCGCTTCCTTTGTGCGGAACGACAACATCGTGGAACTCTTTCATCTCAGCAAGGTGATTGAAGACTCCAGTTCCCACTCCGAGAGCATCAACAACTAATTTATCAAACTTATATTCTTTATGCTTATCAATAGTGTTCCTTTCAACCTGAGGAGTTCTTACATGCCATCTATAAGATGCTATATGTTTACCTTCCCGGTCAAGGATAGTCAAAACAGAAGCGTCAGCGCCCACATCGGCGACATCAAGCCCCGCATAGAAGGGAGGAACAGGGTTTATAGTTGACCTATCTGCTTTGATTTTTTCCAGCCACATCAACGGAATAAGAGTATTGAGTCCCTCTTGAGGACATAATCCCATTACTCTGATCTTATACATTATGCTACCTTCGCCCCATTCATCCTTTCTCCCATCTATCCACTTTTGAGTTGCCAATCCTGGTATATCTCTTTCTCCTGTAATATTTGGTGATTTAGTTGATGGAATTATCCTTGTTGCCCAATCAGGTGAGGTGAAGCATCTTTCAAATCTACAAAATGGGTCAAGCCTATTCCCTAACGCTACTATCTTGACCATCTCCCCCATTTGCAAAGACATGAATGCATCCCATACTTCATTTGTTATTCCGGACGCTTCGTCAATAATACCCATTATCCTTGGGGCGTGAAATCCCTGAAACTTCACTGGATCGTAGTCGGTACTCTTGAATCCAATGGCAAACCAATCAGGTCCGAAGTCAAGCCTCTTCATGGTATATCTTCCTCCGATCATTTGTTTCACTGGTATATACGCGGTCTGCAATTCACTCCAGAGTTGATCTCTGACTTGTCTTTCTGTCGGTGCTGTCGTGATAACTTTTGAATGAGGATAACAGGGTAGAAACCATAAGGGTAACCTACCTGCTGTATGCGTCTTACTGACACCATGACCAGATCCTATCGCCACCAGTTCATTCCTTTCTACCATATTGAGTATGATCTCCTGCTCACTCCATGGGTCGGCGTGGAGGACCTCCTTAAAGTATAAGGGGATATTGTGCCTTAAATTGATTAATGAACTTTTACTTAACTGCATTGTTATCCCTAACCTTACCTTCCAGCTTCTCAAACATCGCAGAAAGTGTCTCCGGAGCAATGCTCTCTTCTCTTTTATCCTTCCAGTTGAATCGATTCTTCATGTTGAAAATCCATACAGCTGCATTAAAGTCTTTTCCTTTACCCATTCCATCAATTCCTGCTTGCTCCCAGAAGACCTTATTCTTAAGTAAAGCCGTTTTTTGGGACTTAAGAAATTCAGGATGAACCTTTAACCATTCATATAAAGTTGGCTCCGAAATATCTATTATTGCACCAAAAGTTCCAAACGACAATCCTGTCGCCATATGTTTAATAAGCATTTCACAATACTTTTCTTTATACTTTGTAGGTCTTCCTACCTTAGCCATTATCTATACATCTCAATAGTATAAGTTTTCATAAACTCTTCATAACTCATTGTATCATATATGGGCAGTGGCTTAATGATATGGAAAAGAAAGATATAAATAAAGACAACCACCAGAGTCATTATAAGTATCATGGCTAACCATTCTTTAATTTGTTTCACCATTATTACCTTCAAGCAATAAATATATATAATCCGAATAAAAAATCAAGGGGTTAAATAATATTTACATAAAACCACCCTCCATAATCAATTAGCTGAGTTTGATCATAAAGGGCGGCATCAAGGAGGTTATGACTATTCATGGCGCGGTATTCTTTAGTTATAGACTATCTCTTAATTCTTTCAACCATTTATTCCTTTCATCAACTCTATCATTTTCTTCCTTCCATCCCTTTTTATAATAAACCAAATCATCCTGTCCTTTCTGAATTTCCTTATCCCGCCATTCTTCACCGGAAAGTCTTATTATTATATCCTTCGTCAAACAATTCTCGTTGCAGTCAAACTTAATCGATTTTTCTATCTGATCAACCATAAAATCCTTAAGATTTTTATGTTCTTCTGTTGGTGGTATCCACTGTCTAACTTTTACCATCATATTCATATACTTTCCTTTGATCTCTCGAATTTCTTGAATACTCTTTTCCTTTCGATCTAATTTATCCACATATTCTTTGTACGCTTTCCTCTCAGCTTTTTCTGCATTCATCTTTTTTAAGTATTCCAACCTCTTTTCCACTTCGCCTATTCTTTTCCTATGGTAATCCGATGGTTCGAACTTTTCGGGTATTTCAACATCCATTGGAGTATCTCTCATTTCTATCAGTGCCCCGAAATTGCGGGCACATTTCATGATAAAATCTTTAAGATCTATACCCTCTTGTATTAAATAAGTATAACCTGTTGGCATTATTCCTCCTTATCCTTTAACCTTTGCCTTAAATATTAATTTCAATAAATTCTCTGCATCCAATAATATGCAAGTCCTTAATGTCTTATCCTGCAGTCTGTCAATATGATTTGAAATACAAAAGATCCTGAATTGGCTCTCAAGAATAACTGCTAAAATATTCTTATCTTTAACCTTATTTTCTCTCAATGTCTCTGCTGTAATCAAAGCCCATTCCCTTGCGAGTTCGATCCTTCTGGCTTTCCTTTCTTTTCGTTTACTCATTATCAATAATATCCTTTATCTTGATTCTCATTATCCCACCATTCTTTCAATGCTTCTTTATAGTTAAATTCAAAAATGTCCAATCCAACACATCTCAATACTGTCAAAATACAATTGGGACAATCGCCAACATCTTTCTTAATATCTTTCAATGAGAATTTTTTTCTTATATGGTATTTCTTAATTATACTTTTTATATTTTTGTTTCCACACAATCTACATTCTCTGTTGGGATTTAATGTACAATGCTTTTCGTGTTTTTTTATTACATCACTGCGAAGTCTATGCTTATTGCAATACTCACAATAATAAACATGTCTAAGGTTAACTTTCATTTATCCATCCTCAGTAAAATCCGTACATTCTCTTCAATCCATCGTCTCCAATCTTTAGTATGCGTCCAGTCTGACTTGCCCCTTGTGTGTTGGAATGTATCCATAATCAAATTCACAAGTTTTTTATGCTTACAACATAGCATTTGAATCGGATATGCTATTGAATCATATTTACCGACATATTCTGTTTCATCCTTTATGATTGTTTCTCTGCAGATACAACATTTAAAATACCTCTTTCCGATTCTCGGTTTTACTTCCATAATTCTATCCTTCATCAATCTATCCATTATTTCTCCTTATTCCCTTTTCCCTTATTGAGAAAAACTATTCTGACTGGTATATATTCTTGTCTATTCCCAAAACATTTTTGGGCTTGTTCTTTTGTATTAAAAAAAGACATATCCTGCAAATCTTTAGATTTACCTTTATTTTTTGCAACCCACCCATTGATATATTTTTCAGTATTATCCATTATTCCGCTATTATCTTCCAATTACTACTGAGTTTTTTATTTATTTTTAATCCTTCATAAACAGCTAACAACATAACAAAGGACCGATTTTGCAATCTGTGAGTTTCTTTTGTTATCCCTGATTTGCAATCTTTTGTGATTTCAACAAACCAACCATTCCCATCAATCTTTTGGGCTTTAAGTAGTTTTTTCATTATTCTTCCTCCCAGCAGTCATCACAGATCTGCCTTTGTATTTCTTCCGGAGTTACTAAATCCCTTCCGCACTTCTCGCACTCATCAGGATTCTCCCACATCCATCTTGGATCAAGTTCCCTTCTCATTTTCATTTCCTCGAAAAGCTTCTTCTCCTTTGCCTTTCTTATAATTCAAAATGATATTCCTTATCCACGCCTGCAGGACCGCTGAGCATTGTATTAACTCTTTCTTCACTTCTTCAATCCCATATCCTAATTCTATCTTGCACTTTGCTTCCGCTAATTCTTCTTGTAAGATCCACCACCAATCTTTATGGGCATGTCTCTGATCCCCCCATTTATTGTATTGTCTTTTCCTTTCTTCTATAACTTTAGTTGCTATACCAGAATCAAGTTTGTCACAAACAATCATTTCACTTCCTCCTCAAGATTAGATTTTATCCATTTGACCAAATTGGGTGTAAATGTTTTTATATATTCATCCAATAGGGGATTCTCAATACTCATTTTTGCACTCGTTGTCTTTATATATCTATCTAAATCCCCTTCCAATTTTTCGATAATATCTTTAATTGTCATCTCTATACCATGCCTTAACATCATTACCTTTGGGGCTTTTAATCTCTTCTATATCATTAATTGAAATTCCCATTGTTTTTATCAGAAATGCAAAATATAATTTCAACCAGTTTTGTGATTGTATGGCTGTAATTTGTTGCTCATTTTCATCAAATGCTGCCACATTTCCATTGTCAAAGAAAAATAATGACTTAACTTTCATTCTTACCTCCTATAATTTTATTAATAATACTTCCCAATCTCATTCGCCAAGAACCATTCTGCCGCCATGTAAGCATCAACCTCATGAAAAGTCTTGGGAGCCCAAAAATCAGGATAAGAATCTCTATGAATTAACATCGAAAACGCTTCTCCTTTTAGCGTAGATCCTCTCGTGATAACCCTTTTAATAGCATTGGGGAATGTTCCAAAAAGAGCACCCGTTACATAAATAAGCTCTTGGTGCGAAGGAGCAAACACTCGTGGTACTTCAATTACAATATATATATCTCTGCATACCTCAGTGTAAAGCCTCTTTCCCCCTACCTCGCCGTATTTCAATTGTTTCGCCGGAATCCTATCATACTCACCCGTGTAAATGAATGTTTTCTCCTCGTTAAAAATAAACTCATTTAGTTTATCCATTAAGTCTCTGATTCTGTCCACTATATGTTCATTCTTGTTTTCATTTTTGAATACAGCGGTCGCCATCCCTTCCTGCAGTCCTTTGTCAAAAAGGAAATTACCGACGATTGATTTCTCGCCTCTTTCAATCAGTTTCCGAATTACGCCGAGTCGGATTACCGCAATCCCCATAGTCAAGCCGGGATCTATTCCGATAACCAGTGCGGGGTGGTTGAATCGGGCAAGATATGGTAACGGGGACATTTGTTTCTTTTCTTTCTTTTTTTTCATTCTGTCTTCCCTTTAATTTCTTTTGGCTTTGCTATCACCACATCTCCTTTAAAAAAATCATGGTAAATTTCATATTTGGTCACGAAAATCCGAATACCACATTTAGGGCAAGTATAATCAAATCCATGGTATGTGTGATGTAAACCACCTTCGAAGGCTATTTTGTAGAATTTCTTATGTTCTCTTTTCATTGTAATCTTGCATTTTTGACATAGTATTATTTTCATCTTCCTTTTCCTTTCGCGCCAGTCCATCGAGATTTTATTCCTACTTGAACGACGTCAGCAAATGCTGGAGCATCTTTAATAAATTTATTAAACTTTTTCATATTCACAGATAATAATTCTACTTGCTTTTCGATAGGTAATTTAGTATCATGAGCCAACTGCATAAAATCCCCAGTGTCAACAAATTTACTTTCAGGAGAATACCACCCAACAAACTTATCACCACCTATATCAATCTGTGCATTCTCACTCCGATTCAATCTCATTTGTGCTATTTTGTCAAGATTTCTATATGCAGTATGCCTTTTAACCAGCTCTGCTATAATTTTCTCATTTGTCATCTTATCCATGAATTCTACTTCTGGGCAAGAAATACTCCAATCACACCAAGCGCAATCTGCTGCTGTTGGTTTAGGGTTGCATTTCTTTGAACTGATAATCTTATCTGCCTTTCTGATCTTGCCTGATATTTCTTCCTCTATGGTTGATTTATCGAACTCATCAAAAGTTTCAAGTTCCTCGAGCCTATCGTATCTAATCCAATAGATACCAGTTCTTACTTTTTTCCAGCCTTCGTAAAGATAGAACCAAGCATACCATCTCAATTGCTTTTGATCTTGGGCTGTCGCTTTCATTTGCCATCTGCTCTTGATGTCAATTATGTAGCGATCCGTATAATCGGGTATATCAACCTTGCCTACCATAACTTTATTTGATTCATCAACCTTCAAAGTTTGCCTTACCCACTTCTCTGGTTCGATCTCATGTTTCCTTAGGTCTTTCAGGATGGATATCCCATGTGGTAACTGCTCCTCCAATTCAGTAAATTTGCCAGTCAAAAGAGCGTCTCTCGCCAACTCATGTAGGGATTTCCCCTCCTCAGTTATCTCAGCGGGAAGTCCTTCTTGTGGTGCTTCGTCTGCTTTTAGTTTAAGTTTTCTGGGACATTCTATTGAACAAGTACTAACTGAGTAGTGTTTAAGATCCATTATTCCTCCTATATCCATTCTATTAATTCTTCTGCTCTATCCCTGAACCAGTTGAGGGATTTTATTGCTTTGGCCTTACATATTTCATCAAATGTAATCCCATTCTCATATAAAGACCAATAACCCTTTTTTCTACCATATACTTTACAAATCCAAATCATACAACCATCGCCTATTTTATTTTCCCCAAATTTTCCGAAAGGACAATTTTTACAAGTGTAGACACTACACAAAGGACAATTTATCGTTATATAACATACTCCATCATTCAATTCCGCATATTTAGAATTAAATCTCTTGGATAATGTATTCTTATATCGTTTAGGTATCTGTACTTTCAAATCCATTCATACCTCCCTTATATCAATATCTTCAACGTCTATGTCTTCCTTGCCGAATATTTTGGTTACAATGTCCTCCAATTCCATCCAGTCTTCTATTTCATCCGATTTTACTTTAAGGGTGATTTTGAATGTTTTCATTTTTCTCCTTCTCCCTTTTTGATCGTTTATTGGCTATTATTCTTCCCATCTTTGCTATTGTCTTTTCATAATTCTTTCTGATTTCCCAAGACTTATCTTTGTTCCCTATATATCTACTTCTCCATACATCTGCTTGAACTTCCCAGTATCCCACTCTGATCGTCAAATCCTGTATCTTGCCCTTTTTAAATAACAATGATATTCCCAGTCCTATAATGATACCTATAAAAAAGAATATTATAATCAATAACATCACTCCTCCATTAATCCGAGTTCTCTTATGAAGATAGAATCAAAATGCTCAACGTCTTTGAAGTGACCTTCATTGTCAAGATGATTTTCTATGATCCCAATTGCTTTATGTTGAGCGTCAATATTCTCCTCTGTTAGATATTGCAATGCTCTTGCGGGAAAAACTTTAAGCAAATTCTTACCAAATTTTTGCAAGTACTTTGTGAGTTCTTCCCTTCTTTTGATCTTCTTTTGCATATCCGCTATAATAAAAGTAATCCCTTCTTCTGATGTTTTCGTCTTGAACTCTTCGGTTTCTATTTTAGTGAAAATTGGATTAAGTAAAAGTTTCTCAAGTTCCTTTTTTTGTACTGCCGGAGCTTCAATTTCTGGTTCTGGTTCGGATTTGGATTCTGGTTCTTTTGCTTCAGATTCTGGAGTTTTTACGTCCTCTGGTTTTTTCATCTCTTCTTCCATTTTTTTCTCTAAGCCGAGACAACCTCTAAATGGTTCTTTTAATCTCCCCGCTGGTTCAAGACCCATACATCCCTCTCCTTTCAAATAACTCTTTACCCATTCGATCAGTTTATCGGGATGTTTCCCGTCAGTGATTCCGCCTTTTAAGGATTCGATTCTCTTGGGAGTCAGACGAGGATCTGCTAAGTATTCTCTTACTTTGGAGTAATCATATTGCTCAGTTTGTTCTAAAATATCTTTAGATTTATACCCTGGCATCTCCATAACTGAAGTGAATCCTGTGCCCACTGCTTTTCTTATTGCTCTGTTTGTTGCTCTTGTTTCTGTTGTCATTTCAACAACGCTATAATCCGTTCTTTGTGACAACAAATCTATCGTCTCTTGATCATTATTGCTAATAGCATTTCTCAGTTTTTCGTAATCACCTTTAATGGAGTGAGCAATATCAATATCAAAAGCAGTACCTGATCCAGTTGCCGTATATCTCTCCGTGCAAGCTTCTTTAAGTTCTCGTATCATTTCTATAGTCGGGTTAGAATTAGAAATTGCTATTACCAACTCCTTGAATAATGCACTGTCAAATATTTCGAGTTTGGCTTCTGTTTTAAATAGTGTGTTATAAGTCGGATTGGCTGGAGCTACTAATTGCTTGGTTTCTATTGAATATTTTAATCCTTCTTTTTCATTAACACGATCCTGTAACTTTGAACTCAAACCCGTTTGATTTATAAAAGGATTACCATGCAAAAATGTTATACCGGCTACTGGGATGCCCTCTTGCTTTACAAGTTCGAGAACTGCGTCTGAATAGTATTGTCCCCATAAAGTCATAGCTTGTTTTCTAAGAGCAGGGACTTGTGCTTTTTTCTCTTTCTCTTCTTTTCCCATTTATTCCTCCTTATATTGATTCGAAATTTATCATAATTCCAAATTTATCGCCTTTCTTTCTTTCTGCAAAAAAGCTATATTTCAACTCAGTGACTTTCAGTCCTGTATCCTTCTCAAGTTGCATAATAATTCTGTTGATTTCCGATTCCGCTATATCTCTAAACTCCCTTATTCTGTCAACTGTTACCATTACTCCTCCCTATTATTACTTGTTTTTCTACGAGTATTAAGTATATAAGTTCGCAGATCATATCCTTCAATGATATATGTAGGACGCTCACCGCCATAGTTGTCATTTCTTGCTATCAGTATCTTTTGCTCTATTTTCTTGTAGATTTTTTGCACTGTACATCCAAGCATTTTAGCCACTTGATTAGGAGTATACTCTCCTTTGGGATCGATTTCTGACAATCTTACTACCATAATGTCAACTCCTTCACTCTTGGTTTGGATGAATTTGTCCTTTCGACCCAAAGCAACCAGTAGTGACCTTTGTTCTGATCTACTAATTCATACTTAATTATCCCCCTACGTTTGAGTTTATTCATTGCATTATAGATCGATTTCTCGAAAGGTTTTCTTGGATACATAGCTTCTCTGACTTCTTTAAATAATTCTGTCGCGAAGAATGGTCTACCCTCTCCAACCGATGAGAGAAATGCCAATACTGCCTCACAAATGGTTGAGTAAACATAGTTTGTTAATTTGGTTTCTGTCATTACTCCTCCTTTATTGGTTATCAGCTTTTATCTCGCCTTCCTCGATGTATATCCCGACCTTTCCCGTCTCATCTACCTTCTCAATCCAGATCTGATAATCCTGTTCCTTTGCGAGCTCCTCGATAACCTTCATGTTTTCCGAATCCAATAGGCTGCCGTCTGTTATCCTGATCACCCGGATCTCAGGATTCAATTTCATCGCAACCGCCATGCTCACTCGTAACTTCTCCGAAGCACTTATCTGCTCGAATGGGATTCCATTGTAATGGATGCCATCGTTATAGGTGAGCCCCTCGATTGGGAATTTGGCATTGAGTATTGCTTTACCTTTTTGAGCTCTTTTGTTTTCCAGTTTGGTAGTTAGAGCGTTGGATTCCTTTTCCAATTTTTCGTATGTTAATTTTAAATCCCGGTATTCTTTCCATTTCTTTGCCTTCTCATTATCCATGGTTCGTTTATTCATTTCGCTTTCTATTGCTGCTATGTCAGGAGCCTTCATTGTTGATAACTCTTGGATCTGATTGGCATGTATTGCTTCCAAAGAATTGTGTTCCTCTATGGCCTTATCAAGCTCTTTTTGTAAATAAAGAATCCTTTCATTGGACTTTTCACATTCTCTGGCTGTTCCATCCCTTTTGGTATCCAATTGGAATATCTCACCACTCTTTTCCCTTGCCACTTTCATCTTGTCGATTAAGTTTTGCATAGGTTTGATTTCGCTTGGCCCAACATATCCACCTTCAAATCCATATCCCTTGAGCTGACCTTCCGCCTGTTTAACCTTACCATTTATAAATGTTCTATGTGCATAAATCTCATCTGACTCCAATTTTATCCTCTCGAATGCATCCTTTAATCCCACAAGATTGAGTAAGATCTCATCCCGGTTCTTTGCCGAGACAAATTCGAGAGGATCAAAAGTGAGATCTCCGATCATCTTATCCAATAATGCTCCGGGAGGTTCTTTAGGGATCATGCCTTCCTTAGTTTCGACAGTTAGATAATTACCCTTTTTTGTGAATACCCTTGTAGCTTTGTATTCTCCAAGATCAACTATGGTTACTGCTCTATCCTGGCCCTTCCTTATTGGTTCTTTCGGTATCCCTTTCGCTCCTCCAAGAGCAACCAACATTATGTCAAGTATACAGGTTTTCCCTGCCGCGTTCTTCCCTGATATTATAACGACATTCCCCTCTGGAGTTATCTCGATGGCCTTCAACTTTTTAAAGTTTTCTGCTATCAATTTTACGATTCTCACTTTTCCTCCTTTAAAGTTTTACTTTTTTTAATAATTTAATCTTTTCGCACATGACAGTTCCTGGAGGATAAAATCCGCCTTCTTCATATGCCATACCTGTTTCCAAACGTGACATGTCAAGCATTGGCAATAATTCTGTAATTACTCCTTCCGCCTCTGCTTCATATATTCTTCGAGAACGAGATAGTTCGAAATATGACTTGGCTTTAACTCCAATAGACCGAGCAAAACGCCGAGCGTCATATAAATTGTCAAATGCAAATATGTGATATCCCAATTTTCCCAACCACAAAGGAGCACTTCTCCACTCACCTACTTTATATCGAATAATTGCCTTTCCTGAAGCCCATGCTGACCAATTACCCTTTCGCAAAACCTTATATACTATCACTTTTTCTCCTTTGCCAGATTTGCTTTGATTCTAACTTCCCTTTCTATTTCAAAACGTTTGTCGCATAAGAAATGAGTTTTCCCAGTAAGCATATTGTAAACCTCATGTTTCCTGTCAGACGCCTTTAATTCTTTTCCACAATCCCAACAAGTGTTATTCATTTTCTTTCTCCTTGTAAATAAATCCATGCAAAATTTCCTTCGCTTTATTTTCGGATTTTCCGCTGTATAATGCTTCTCGAATTCCACTTGCCGGAATAAAAACTACTTCCCAATCATCGCCACCCTTGGCTTCATGCATATAAAGAACTTCGCCCTTTGTATTCTCATAGGATTCCTCTACAGAAGAATTAACTCTAAACCATTTTGGCATTTTAACCTCCTATCCTCTCAGGTAACGAAACATCCTCCCCATTGATGCAACGAATTTCATAAGTACCCTCGATATCCTTTTCGGTGAAACCATCCGCATAAAGTCTCTCTTTTATTCCATCTATTGTTTCACCGAAATATGCCAAATCAAGACAGATACTATTTGGATCTTCCTCAACTACATGTATCATAAATCTATTCATTTTAACCTCCATTAGGGTAAGTTATAAATCCCCGCATTAATTTCAGCGATAAATTCAGCTGTTTTTTCATTGTCTATTCTTTTTTCATTCCAGATAAGTTTTTTGCATTTATTGCAAACTTCCAATTGCTGGTGTAACGATTCATCAAAAATCGTTACAATAGCTTTTTGTTTATAACAAATTTGACATTCCATTTTAACTCCTCCAGTTAGAAGGGACTGGATGGCATTTGGAAGAATAGATAAAATGCACAAGTGAAGTGAATCCAGCCCCTCTAATTTATTTTCCATATCTCCTTTATGTCTTTTTGAGAAGTTCATTTTCAAATATTTCAACCATTCGTCTCAAATCGCATAATCTTCCCATAAGATATACGTCTTTAATCCATGCCATTTTCCTCTTCTTTGTAATTCCTGGAATCCAATTATTTTCTCTATCTTCCCTTTTTATTTTATCCGCAATAATATTATCGATACTGAGCTTTATGCATTTATCTAAAATTTTATCACTCTTCATCTTAATCTCCTTTGAATAGAAGCCCCGGTCAGTTGAACACAAGGTTTAGCCATAGACTTGCTTATGAACATTAGAGACCGGGACTTCCTTTTCATTTTATTTCCTTACGTCAGGATATTTTTCTGTTAGCTTATTATAGTTCTGCATAATCACAAAAATCTTTTCCCTGGATAAACCACTCAAAGAAATGACGTATCTCACATCAAACATATTGGTAACTCCACTTGCCCTGACTTGCTCGTAAAGTTCAAATTCCCTTTCTGTGATTGTATCTTCCATCTTAACCCCCTTTATTTATAAAAGTCTCTATCCAGCCCGAGTCATTCTCCGGTCTCCAGTCATCGTACATTTCTATCCCTTCGGGTCCTCCCTGGATCTCTTCCTTGAGCAAACCTATCCACCATTTGAAAAAGAAGATCAGACTCATCCAGAAAAGGATCACAAATAGCATGGCGAAATTTCTAATTAAAGTTTTTGTCATATTTTATTCTTCAAATTTCCCAATCTATTTCTTCGAGAGTCCATCCATCAGGAAGTTTTTCAATTTCATAATAGCAAAGTATATCTCCAAAAACTTCTTCCTTTTCCCCTATAAGCATATCATCTTCTCCGTATGTTCCAGTATCAAGCATCCATATCTTTTTACCATGTTTCTGGGCTTCTTGTATCTCTTTTTTTGAGTGTGATCTAAAATTCATTTTTCCTCTTTTAAAGTTTCTAACATTTCCCGAATCTTCTTTATCAACGGATATTTTTTCTCAGCCATTCGCAACGAATAATCTTTTGGGATTTTCATTTCATCCATTACTTTTTGTAATGTAGTTCGGATTTTGATTCTATCAGGTGGGTTTTGACTTACTTGTATTTTTTTGTCATTCCATTCAACGTAATATTCTTGCATCCTCCACATTTCATTCCATTCTTTAGTTATTCTTCGCATTATATTTCCCTACTATCTTTAAAAATAGCAACTATTATCCAGACTCGTTTTAATCCTTCTGCAAGATACTTGTCAATCATTTCTACTTTGTATTCACCTTCTTTTCTGATTGATATAATCGAAGCATATCTTACTGCATCTCTAATAGATGTAAAACTAACTTCCACATCTTTACCCGTTACTCTATCTTTTTCTTCGTACATTTTAACCTCCTTGGTTATTACTTTGTTATTGTATTTATTATTCATATCTATATTATATATAAAACTTATAATTAATAAACGCGTAGACAATTTTTTTATTTTTTTTATTACATTTATTATCTATAATTTAAGGGTTTTCTCAATTTTTTGTTTTAGAATCTTACCAAATAACTCAT